GTTATGGTCACCAGAGGGCATCAGAGTCACCTTCTCCTGCGCACCAACCTCGAGCGACTCACCCATTCCACCAAGAACTTACCTGATGAAGCCTGCAAACCACTCGCCCAAGAACTCTTCAATCGCGTCGAAGAACACTTCAACTGGGACCTTCCACAGAACGCCCACCATCAATGTTTCCTGGAAGCCATCGAGAAGATGCAGGAACGCGGACACGACATTTCCAAGTTGAAGGAAATCGACTCCTGGACTGACCAATCTGTTAACCTTGTCAAATCATTCCTCAAGGCTCAACAGAAACCGATGCTTGGCAAAGACCCATTGGAGGCAGACAAAGCCGGACAAGGTATTTCCGCATGGGAAAAGACACTTAACCTCATTATGGCTCCCTGGACCCGACTCCTCGAACAAGTCCTGGTCAATCAATCCAGAGGGACCGTACGCATCCTTTCACAAATGTCGGATGTCCAAGTCATGGCTATCCTCGAGAAGGACACAGTGGAAGGTGAACGCTACATCGACAATGACTGGACCAAGTTCGATTCCAACCAGAACAACCTGACCCGCGAGATTCTCAAGAAAGCCCTCATTCGCATTGGCTGCCCCGCCAAGCTCGTTTCATACTTCTGCGAGCAGCTCAAGACCCGTCGTATCTGCGCAGCCCAGTCCTCTCTTGTGGTCAACGACAAGAAAGATTCTGGCGCACCTCACACCCTCGTCGACAACTGTCTCTTCAATCTGGCTATCTGCCTAGATGTGATGACCGATTTCGACAAATTGTACATCAAGGGTGATGATTCCCTCGCTCGCGGACCCAACGTCGCTTTCAATATGGAACGTCTCAACAGGTACAACAAGCAGTGTGGCTTCCAGTTCAAACCCAACTCCTCCGCCGTTGGCCAATTTGTCTCCTTCCTCGTGTCACCAAGAGGAGTTGCCTTGGATCTCGCCCGCATCACCGCCAAGATTACCTCTCGCGCCTACAACAACAAAGAAGACTACGACAACTACGCTTCCGCTCTTGCAGGGACTTTGAAGCCGATCGACATTGACGCCGGGAACAACATGTGCATCGTCAATTCACTCCACCACTGGGGCAACACCAGAGTGACCTCTGATTTCGACGTGCTTCTCTCCTTCATCACTCGCTTCTCTCGCGGTGAAATCCCGTTCAATGAGCTCTCCCAACATGAAGCGATTTTCTACAAGACACCCGGTAACAACAAGCTCGCTCACACCCAAGGCAAACATAACCACGGCAACAAACGTACATTCAAGAGCGGGCTTGCTGCCATCGCCAGCACTCTCTTCTAGGGGTCATTAGCTTTCTATATTTTCACCCAACCACCAACCAAACATGCCACGCCAAACCCAGACCCCTATTGCCCGTTCCCGAAAACAACTTGGGCCTAACATCAAGCCCAAGCGATCGGCGCAATTCCAAAACACCATGCGCAAAATGACACAGCAGAAGAAAGCCCGTGTTCCTCGCCCTAACATGTCAGAGGTTCATTTCCGGGACACCGAGCGACTCCTCACTGTCACCATCGCTCCCTCTTCCACCCCCGGCCAACTCCTTGCTCAGATCCCGGTTAACCCCCTTTCTCCGCCCCGTCTCCAGTCCGTTGCCCGCCAATTCGACTCTTGGCACGGTACGATGGCCCTCGAGGCCGAGACCACCGGTAATGCCTTCTCTAAGAACTATGTCATCATCAGGCATCTTCCGAACGGCGATCCCACACAGATTCCAACTCAAGCCGAAGCCCTACTGAACACCGTTGAAGCTCGCGGCCGTCCATCCGAATCCCAACGACTCCAGTTGGATTCCAATCGCAGGGCTGTCGTCTTCGCCTCCTGGGCGAGCAGCTACAACAAGAACAAGCCTATCGTCGACCCCGACGCTAATGACGCCAACAACGGTCTCTTCCTGCTTGTCTCCAACGGTTCCCCCGGTACCGAGTCGGTCGATGTTGTCCTCCGCCTCCGTTACAACATCCGATTCTTTGGCCCGATCGCTAAACCACTTATTCCGGACACTTCCCTGAACGTGGCTTCCACCACCGGATCGTTGACCGCCCCATGGGTGGGTGCCAATCTCCAAGGACCCGGCACTAACTACATCCAGTGGGATGAGCCTACTGCCACCCTCACTGTCCCTAAGGGAAAGTACCTGCTTTCCGTCCGTGCTTCAGGCACCGGTCTCACCGCCCTCGGGAATGCCGTCGCCACCAACTGCACGATTCACACTGCAACTAACAATGTATCCCCCGCCCTTCTCTCCCGGGTATCCCTCCTTTACGTTCCCGTCTCTGGAACCCTTCGCCTTGACCAGCCTGTCACCGGGACCACTCTTACCAATATATCCCTGCTTCTTGCCCCGTTCAACGCATAACCAAGCCCGATGTTCGCTTAAGTACCACCATTCGACCACAAATGGAAAACCGGTAGCACAATGCATTTGACCTCGAAATAACATCTGCC